CCAGCTTCTGGCTTCCATAGGTTGTTACGACGATCGTCGGTTTTGTTTAATTGGTTAAGTTTTGCCTTGATGGCGTCTAAGTTAAGTCCCATTTAAGTACTCCTTTGTTAAGTTATTAATTTATGTTATTTATTAATTATATATTAGATAATTAAATCGTTAAGTCCAAGTAATTGTTTAATTTTTTTATTGTTTTTTTAGTAGCGCATTTTGTCTAAGTTGCGTTTTAATTCTGAAATGAAACGATCATAATTATGTGTTCCATAACTGTCTTCAAGTACCCTAGCAACAGCAAATGCAAGATCTTGATATGACATTGAGTCATTGATGTTGTTAATTGCATCGTAAATATCTTCGGCTAATTGCTCTCCCGTTGGATTTGCATCTAGTTTAGTATGACTAGCATCTTGTGGTACATAATAATGCCCGCCTGGATCAAATTCTGAATCACCTTGTTCTTTTAAATTAGATTCATGTTTAGCAGTTGCATCTGCTAATGTCGGCAAAGAACCATCTGATTTACGCTCCCACGCATATCCTTCTAGTAGTTGTTTTAGTTTCATTGTTAATTCCTTTTATTAAAATCCAGGTACTTCATCAAACCCCTGGCCAGGATCTTTTCGTTTCAAATAGTAACCAATCTCTCGGTCATCGATACCATACTGTTTAGCTACTTGTGGATCTTCAATTTCCATGCTTTCAACGTTACCATCTTCATCAAATATCATTTTTAAATCTATGGTAGTTCCGTCTTGTATTAGTATTTCACAATCTGCTTTAAATTCACTGCTTTCTAATCTGGTTTGATCATATGCTGGATTGCCGTCGTCATCCGTTTGATTGGTAGACTCGGCATCTGTTATTAAAGTTTGTATACCGTCTATGACACGATCTTTTGTTAACAATGTTTCTGGTTTGAATGGTAACCAAACCGTATTGAAATTGGTGCTACCATCGATGCTATTGATAAATATTTGAATTCTTGCTGCATCAGTCATTTCAATGGTATCCGGATCCATTTCAGTATTTTCACCGTTATAATCTTGATATGCATCAATTGAAAATTTAGCTAATGAATCAGGATCGTGTGCTATATAATAAACATCTCGACCTTCATTTCCATGATCTTCTACAACATCCATGTCATCATACTCGCCAAAATCAATTACGTATTTCTTTCCATAATATGTAAATGAAGCTACATCTGTTTTGTAGTCGAATTTTACATTTTGTAATGCAGGTTCTTTGAATTGCCTACGAGACATTTGTTCTGTTATTAAATCTTTAAGTCGAATCATATTATTACCTTATTATATATAATAAATATCAGGTTACCAAGAAATCTTCTTGAAAAATATTAATTCAACTACACGGTAGCTGTCGTCGTCTGTTAGTATAAATGAATTTTGATAGTGTGACCAATCTACTTGATATGATTTATCTAAAACTCCGTTGTTGACTCGACGTATAATTGCGTTAAGAGCATTGACTGTATACAGAGTATTGGTTTCTTTTTTACGATGTATGCTTATGGTGTTTTGTCCCCGTCGAGTTGTGCTATCAGCATTGTAGGTGCAATACAATTGATCTTGTTGATCTGCATTGGAAAACACGAATATTCGTTGTTCTGGTATAGTGTAACTTTGTTGTATGTAATCAGTTACAATGTTTAAATCTGTCTGATGAGCGAATGTGCAAAGTAGTTGTGTTTTCAATTGTTTAGTCCTAGAATTTTTTTGGCTGTATAAATATTTTAAAAACTATAGATACATTATTTCCAATGTCGAATTGTTTTGCAAATTCTCCAGTTTCTCCGGTCGTTATTGCTGCAATAATTTGTTCTTTAAAATTAGTTTTTTCTAATCCAGCTTCAACTTGTGTAGTTAATATGTCTGAAATTTGTGATTCGGTACCTAACTGTGAATAAATTTTTTCTCCTAATGATATTCTGCGCAATAGTTGTGATGAAATAATATATACCGGACTAATTGAGTTAAATTTATAGCCTCCACTATTTCTAAAACCAAATATATAAAATTTATTTGGATCGTTAGAAAAAAATGTAGTTTGTAAATTTAAATTAATATTACCAGTAGTTGCAGTTTTAACTTCAAATTTATTGTTACCATCCTCCCCGTCTACACCTTTTGCTTGGGATGTTACATGTTGAATATTTGTGTTAAATTTAGAATTCAAGTAAGTAAATATAACTGCTTCTGCTGCTATGCCTGGAGATGTGTAATCAGATATTGGCAAATTAGTTTTATTATTATTTCCTAGTGTATAGTGCCCATCATATCCGTCAGTATATTGGTCAATGTCTGTAATTGAAAATACTGTTTCGAAACTAGGTTTATAATGTTTTTTAGTATATTCTGCTAATTGTTGTAACTGACCAATTTTGTTTTTAGTTTTTAACAATTGCAATAAATCCGCAAAATCATCAGTTGCTGAATTTGGATCTGATGATAACATACCAGATGTCTCTTCTTCATCTTGTTCTTCTAATCCCATTGCTCTGCGCACAATTGCATCTTGTTGAGGTTCGGGTAAATCAGTTTGTTCGCGTAAAACGTTGCGCAACTCAATGTAATCTTCGGGGCAGTCTGGATAACCTTTTTCTAATCGGTATGTCCATTCTGTAATTATAGAATCTATATTCATAACGTGATAGTTCTCATTTTATCATAAATATCGCCAACTTTACATTTCACCGGAAATTTTCCCTGTTCCATGATAGTTTTTATTTGTGGCAATATGCCTTTGGCTTCTGATAAAGGAACATCGAATAGAACGGAGTCATATGTATACAATATTATACATGCTTCATAGTCTTGCAGATATTTTTGTAGTTCTGCTAATTTTTTAACAGACACCTCTGTTTCAGTGGCCTGCAAATAATAGTTAAACAACTTATATGATGTCATGTTGGTGACTTGATCTTTGCAAATGCTACGACCTATTATAGGAGTTTTTATGCAACCACTGCGCTTCCATGTAGCCCAAAGCTTAAACACAAAATCATTTACTTGCTGAAAAAATGGAATCGTTAAAAACTCTTTGTCTATGCCTCCATATAAAAGTCTAAACGTAATAGCTTTACTTTCTTCTCTTTGTTGTTGTGTTAATTCTTCAACACCAAAATAAAAGCGACCCAAATAGTCATGTATACTAGTTTCAGGCAAATCATATCCAATAAGTTTAGCAATCAGTCTAACATGATAACTGTCAAAATCCATTTCAACCAAAGCACCTTCAGTGTGTCTGCTTACAAATGCCGCTCTAGTTCCATCTTCTTTGTTCATTGCCGCATAATTGAATCCACCATATGCATTGCTTGGTCGACCCGTTGTGGTATGATAGTTGTATCTGGAATACACTCGATTGCCGTTAACTAGTTCTGGCATTCGAAAAGTGCTGTTAACTGCTAATCCATTTTGTTCTATGTCAGCAAACGTTCTGGGATACAACTCATTGAAACGTTTATATGAATCGGTGAGTTTTGCATTGACAATCATGGGCCATGCATAATGTCTAATCTTCTGACACATAGCCAAATGTTGCTGCATTGGTATTACTGCATTTACTTGTGGTAATGATTTGAGTCGACGCCAATAAAAATCATGAGCTGGTGTAGGATAATGAGACTCATCATATGCTTCATTATATGTATACCACCACAAAGTCTTTACATCCCATACGGCATCGTTTCCACCGGTTTGAAGCCACCGCTTCTTGTCATGGATAAATATATTATCTAGTTGCAAGAACTGTTTTAGATATTGTGAAAAGCCCCTTATTTGTTCTGTATGAGCCATTGGTATCAACCATTCACTTTTATCTTCACAATAAATGTAAACTGCGTGAATATCTTGTTGTGATTCGTGGGTAGTTGGATTTGCATAGATAGGAACTAGTAATGTCTTGTTTTCTGCTATTATACTTAGGCAGGTCGTAACATCAGATTCATAGTCCACTATCATATAACATATAATAGTAAATAATTTTTACGAATCCAATCCGTTGATGTCTGTGGGTTTGATAAAGTCTGTGTCGGTATAGTATTGAAGTGGGTCTGTTAATATGTTGGAGATGCCTGGTAATTTTACTTTAGCTAAATTTATTTGTTGTCGATTTTTTGATATTACTCCTAGAGTCGACACAATACCATTAAAAGAATCTTGTTTTGGACCTGAAATATACCATTTTATTTCAATAATTGAATATAATTTTTTATCAGAAATATTACTAGATATATCGTCATATGATTTTTTTTCAATTTCTTGTATACTATTACTATCATATTTCTTAATAAAATATCTTGTTATATATCCTGTTGATATATTTTCTTTAGTTAAGTTTACTGGTATTAAAGAAACTGATTTAAATTTTGTTTTAATCTTTGGTTTTAATCTTCGGTATTCAGTTGCGCCAGGATTGTTAGGTGTTGGTGCTTGATATGCAATTAATTTTTTTGATATTTTAGCATTCCATTTTGATTGTGTGTAAATTTCTCCAGTTAAGTATCGATGATATGCTCCTTTATATTCAATATTATCTGTAGTCATCCATTGTTTACCTTTAGTAAACAAATTATTAATAGTTTCATCTGCAGTGTAATATGTTTTTTGTCTGCTCATATTAATCTATATTAGGCCTCATTATACATTTAACTTTAGTAGTCCACATTCCATCTGTCCCAACGGTATGGTTTATTCCTATAATACTAAATACCGTGTTTGTTGTGTATTTTTTTGGTAATGCAGCAAAAGACAATACGTCGCCATATCGCAGTCCATTAATGCCATCGATGGTAAATGATGCATCGAATGGGAATATTGGTGCAGTTAATTGCTGTGACTGACGTATGTCAGATCCTGGATATTTTAGATATTCTAACAATGCAGTTTTTAGATCCGCTTCTGTTTCGGAGTCTTGTGGAGATAATCCATATTTTTCTGCTGCTTGATTTAAGTTTTTTATTGCTTCTGTATGTTTACTTTTATAATTTTTGATAATATTGTTTAGACCGGCTACGTCGTCCGCATTAAACATAAAATTCATATATGGTGCAATTTTTTCTTCTGATATGTCAGTACCCTGATTTAAAACATAGCTAAGATTTTTTACACTTGTAGGCAACTTTGCAGAGAATTGAAAATCGTGAACTATTGTACCAATAGGATCATTAGCAAACATTGGAACATTGTATGGAATAACATTTTCTCTGTCTATATATCCAGCGTCAGCAAATACTATTTTAGTATTGTCTTCTTTTAATTCAGTTAATACCAATTTAATTGCCCCTGCAGTTGCATTTTTAACTAAGTCTGATATTGATTCTAAAAATTTTCCAATTTTAAATGAATTTTTATTAGTAGATAAACTATCGATAATTGCGTCAATTGCTCCTAGATTTATAAAGATGCGGGTTGGAAATATTTTAGATGAACTATCTGTACCTGCTGATTGATATATTCCTGGCCAATCTTGATATATATTTTTATCTTGCAAATTTTGTTGATAATCGAGTGTGTTTCTAACAGCAAATTCATAATATCCAGTTTCTCCATACCAATTCATATCTCCTGGAATAGATGGGTCTTTTGGTAACAACAAAACATTTTCAGGATCATTTGATTTTAAATGTTTATAATATGTACTAGCAATCTGAATGTCATCACATAAAACACCTATACCTTGTTGTTTACTAGCTACTTGTGTGTTTATAAAATGTATTAATGCGCCTATTGTTATGTATCGATTTTCATCAGTTAATATTTCTTTCGCTCGTTTTTCTTCTTTTTCAAATTGTTCTTTTTGAGCAGCTTCTTCTTGTTCTGCAGCTAGTTGTACAGTTTCTAATTCAGTTTCTATTGCTGCTATTTCTGTTTCTATTCCAGGTATAACTGTTAGATTATTTGTATCATTTGCAAAGTTTAATTCTGCATTTAAATCTTCTAATTGTGTTAATAAATTTTGCTCTGTTCCTTCTGTTTGTGATGGTTCATAAACAAATTGTCTTGTTATATTTGTTGTAAATGGTTGGCCAAACAATATAAATCTGTCAGTGGTACTAACATTTGACTCACCTTCAATAAAGAATGGCATTATTCCAGTAGACATATCATTGGTAGCAGCTTTAAATTTGCCTCGCAATTCGTCATCTACTATACCTGACAATGTTTCGTAAAATTCTTTTTGAGTATCATCGTCTGGTTCTGTAACTTCTGGCTGAGCTGCATTTAATTCTATGTTGCTTGTTGCAGTTAATTTTGATTTTTTTTCTTTTTCTGGATCCATTAACATTGATACGTCTGTATATATATCACTAGTACCAGTTAATGAAATTGTTATTTCTACCGATGCATCTGCTGCATATGATAAATCAAAATTAGTTATTAATCCAGTAAATGTATATGAATTCATGGTTCGTATACGTTGTTTCAATTTATCAATATCCCATTCTGGATATCGTTCTTGTAGTTTAGATTCATCTGGTAAATTTAATGGTAACAATAAAGCATTAGTTGTGTTTTCACCAGCAGATTTTGTTATAACTGCACTGTCAGGATGATCTATTTTTAGTTCAACGTGACGACCAGGACGCATCCATGTAGATTCTATAGCATCTAAATCTCTTGTTGGATTAGGAACAGTTATTGCAACGGTTGCTTTGTTTAAAAGTCCCATTGATCCGTCACCGATGCTAACGTCTAATGTACGTATATATGGTCCGACTCTTCTGCTGTTGTCTAATAATGGTCTCGTATCATCGATAGCTTTGAGTTTATCACCTTCGCCTGTTATATCAACAACTTTTTGAATAGTTTCAGTTTGAGATGAATTTAAAAATCCATTTATACCACTTGGACGATATCTTTCACCACGTACATCATATCCACCCAATATTGGAAATTTTCCTTGTGGTCGAAGTGGTCCGAATGCTTCTTTGCTGTCTTTTCTTGGTGGCTCATACGCTCGTAATTCTACATTGGCTATTTTTTCAGTCATATACTTTATGTATTTATTTGACCGTTTATATCTACCTGCCTGAGCTCGCTCATTGAGTTCTAGTTGTAAATTTGTATCTACTTGTGAATAAAATATATTACTCATCGTGACTGGTTGGTTTGATTTATAATTTGTTGTATGTTTTCAATTGATGGTATTCGTAATGTGCTATTTTGTGGCACAATTAATGTTCCTTTGCCAATACCATTACTAACAGCAATAGCCCACCATAACGTAGCATCTCCATAAAAAGTATTAGCTAATTTGTCTAATCGCTCTTCACTACTAGTTTCAATAAATGTATCTGATTCAGATACGGGTATAACTGGTATAATAATTGAAGACAGTTTACGTGGTTTTCCAATTGACTTTAATATTTGTGACGTTGCATATCTACTCATGTTTATGGCCCTATATTATGTTAATATTTATCCTATTTTAAACCGGCCGGGATTCTTGTTTAAGTGCATCTAGAAAACTTTGTTCAGCTGGTGTTAATTGTGCTCCTTTTTCTTTTGTTTTCTTAATTCTTCGCTTTTCCCTTTCTTCTTTTTCCTTTTGTTCTGGAATTACGTTTCCTTTCATATCACTTAGCCAGTTATCAGATCCTTCTATAGGGGCTGCTTCAGAATTATAACGTTTTGCCAATGTATAAAATCTTCCACCTTTCTGTGGTAAATAATCCATAATCAGATTCATTTGGCAGGTAACTGATATTTTAAATGGTACTTGCATATTTGTCTGATCATCTTCAATGTTTATTTCCCATGAAGCATCAGTTCCATAATCAAAATTTAAACTGTTCAATACTACTGGTTGTTGTCGGAATAAATCTCCTATTGTTATTCGCATCCATGGGGCTCGAAGTGCTATGTCTTCATTATTATATTCCGGGGCAGTGTAGCCGGCAAGTGCATTTAATTTTCTCCAAATTGGTTTTAATTCATCACGACTTGTTGCATATACATCAAAATTTAAACTTAAATCTCTAGTATATCCGGTGTAATGATAATTAGGATCAGCCCGGCCTATCATGTTAACTGGATTCCAATTTGCGTTGAAACTATCACCAAGGCTTGTTATTGCAGCTCTGAACACTATTATGTCATCTTCTACGTCATTCAGTCCATTTTGAAGCTTAGGACCAGTAAAATAAAATTTAATAAAATCTTGCGTTAATGAGTCAGATGCTATAATTCTTCCAAGTACGCCGGCTGTATTAACCAATGTAGGTTTCCATTTATATGCTTCTTTTTCTGTTCGTTGTGAAAAATCAATAACATTAACTTTATCGCCCCTAAACGGATTAACCGTGTCTGTTGGGCTAGGAATCCAAGTACCTGGTTTGTCTTTTTTTAATCGCCTGAGCCAAATTGTAGTAACTTCTGAGCCTATCGTAAAGTCATTGCGAAGTGCATTTGGATTGTCATGATCACCATATCCATATCCAAATTTACCTGATGCATTCAAGTTGAATATAGAATATGCACCTGCAGGTGTTGCAGACGCAGCTGCGTACGCAATAGATTTCCATGGTTTTTTTCCGCTAGCGGTGTTTCTTAATATTGAAAATGCCCCATCAGCTCTTACTGTTAACAGATTAGTTGGATTTTCAACAACTTTAATAACATTTGATACCCGGCTTCGGAAATCTGCATATTTAATGCCTGGAATAAGTTTGAGTTTGTCTAATGGTAATGTAGCATATGGCGTGGACATAGAACCAGCTCCAATTGTGCTAACTACTTGTGATGCAAATGGGACTCCTAAACGTCCTGCTAATGTTCCTAATGCAACAGTTCCTACATTTTCACTTGAAAGATTGGTATTAACAGCTGATTGTGGAGCAAAATTAGAAGCTGCAATATTTTGTTCAGTGTTTCGTCTGCTAAATTGATCAGTTGTTACGTTTCTAGTAGGATTAATATAAGAAACATTTGGTAGTATGTCAAATGTATTGTATTGCCCTCCATATTGTAAAGGAGTTGTGAATTGGCCAGATGCAATACCATCACTCAACGGTGAACGATATACTCGATCTGGTAATATATTAAATGGTTTAGAAAATTGTGCGTTATTTCCTATAGTTGGATTTGCTTTTAATAAACTTGGATTTGGTAATATGTCATATGGATTAGTAAATTGAGTTGCTCCTATAGTTGAATTTGTTCCTGGTTTTAAATCGGGCAGTATATTAAAAGGATTAGTAAATTGTGATTCATTTCCTGTAGTTGGATTACTCATTTTGGTTTCCTTTTAGGCCATTCCCGTTGCTATTGGGTCTATTGTTACTTCTAATTTTACATTTGACATTGCTCGAGCTAATTTATCATAATCAATTGAACTACCGCCATTTGCTGCGGCTTGTAATGCTTCAGGTGGTCCTGCCATTACACCATCCCTAGGATCTAAACTAAATAAATCACCATACCCTCCTGTTTTCGTTCCCATCCCCGGCAAAAATAATAGATCGCCAACTTTTTCAGCTTGTTTAACTATGTCTACTTTAGCGGTTTTAATACTAGCAACGTCCGACTTTATGGGATAATCTGATATTATCTGTGCTTCGCCTATAAGTTTTGCTCGCTCTATTAATTTTTTTTGTATCTCAGGTTTGTCTGATTCAGAAGCTAGAAGTTTTTTATTTAAATCTTTTGCACCTTTTTGTGTTTGGAGGCTGTTTAAAACAATTTGATCTTGTTGTTTTGTACTCATAAATGTATACATACGAATATCTTCTAAATATTTATTGCTTTCATCTATCCGTTGATCTGTAGTTCGAGTATCTGATATTTTTACAACTTCTTTCATTTGGGCTGCTGACATTTTCCCTGCATCAACTTGTGCTTGTAATGCTTTTTTTAATTCGTCTCCACCTAATTCAAAGAGCTTTTTATCAGCTCCCATTTCTTCTAGTAATTTCTTTTTTTGTAAAGCTCGGGCTAATTTGCTTTCTTCCATTCCTAAAAGTTTTGCCATTTGTTGACGAGCTAACACATTGTTTTGTAAAGTGTTTCCTTCTTGTTCTAATATAGTATTTAATGCAGCTGCTTGTTTGTTTGCGTCTCCAGCCAGGGCGGCTTCTCTGAATTTGTTTGTTAAGCTTTTTTTATCAACTTCGTCTACTAATCGATTACCACTTAACAATTGATATTCTAGTTCAGCACCAATGCTACTTTCAATATCAAGCATTTTTGTTCCAATACTAGTCATTTCGTCTAGCGTAAATCCTAAAGCTTTACCTTTAATAGCAGCCATTTCTAAGTTTCCTGGCATACGTCCAAACTGCAGTTGAGTTGCTGCCGAAGCTTTTGCAATTTCTTCAGTAACGTCTTTAAACGAACCTTGCATACCAGTTGCTTTATCGATTGCGTCTGTAATGCCTTGTGTTGTTTTTAATTGTACAACTGCATTTTTACCTGTTTGTCCTGCATAATATGCAAAACCTTCAGCTGCTTGATCAGTTAATCCCACATTTGTTGTTAAAACTTTTTGAACTGCTAACATTCCTTGATATGATTTAGTGTTTGCTTTGGTCATCAAGTCTAATGTTGGAACTATTTTTTTAATATTTGTTGCATATTTTTTAGTTTGCTCGTTGTTTAATCCAGTTGCTTTTGCAACTTTTGCTAATTGTTGCGACATGGCAGCTGCTTGGGCAGTAGCAATACCAAAACTTTTGTTTAGTGTAGCGTTGCGTTTTTCAAATAAAAGACTTCGATCAATTAACGTATTAAAGGAGTCAGTTAAAACTTGATTAACTGCAATTGTTTTTTCTAATCCCGTTAAATATGTTTGTTGTTCTTTGATAGCCGACGCCATTGCTGCTTTAGCTGAAATGTATACTTCGCTTAATGCTTTTACTGTGCCTATGCCTTTACCTAGGTCGTCGAAAAGATTTCCCATTCTATGCTGTCGTTTTAAACGTTGTATGAGTTGTGATTGTGTCATATATTAATAAATATCAACGTTAATGTTTATTTATACGATTTGGAACATTAGAAGAATTTGATTTTAATCGAGCTTTAGAAGTTTCTTCTCGATCTTTGATAATACCAGAGACTCGATTTATCCAATATCGTCTCATGAATATTGGCATATTATATATGTCATCCCAGGACCATCTACCTTCACCGAACCATATTAAATTGAATATTGATTCATGTAAATTTAATCTATATTGAGCATTAAAACCAGAAAAAATCAGATTCGATGGAAAACCCGGCAGTAAAGGTGCCTCCATTTTCACCTTCGAATTCTGCTGTAAAGTCTAATGTAGGAGCATTGTTAGCGTAATACGTTCTAAATTGTTTTGAATCTTTTGCCATAAATTGATATCGAATAAAATGATCTATACTTTCTGCAGTTCTAGAACCGTTAACTTCTTTAATTACTAATTTACAAAAGTTAGAAGGAGATACGTCTTCGATTTTATCTATGTTAAATGTAAACTTTAAATTAACATCATTAACTTTATATTCAAATTCACCATTTTTATCTGATATTAACGTAAATGGTTTTGCCTTTATTTTTGTTAAATCAATTGTTCTCTCTAACTCATTTCCTGTTTTTGGATCTGTTACTTTAACGTTATATTCTGCTCCGTATGATAATATTCGAGTGTATATAAGTAATCCATCTTTATCATATGTAGATAAATCAGAAACATCGAATTTAGTTAGACTAATTGATTCTAATAATCGATTTAACATTATACCTTCTCTAATATATGAAGTATTAGTTAGTATGTCTTCATCATATGCAGTCATATATCGCATTTCTATTTTGCCTTCTCGTAATGGATGGTCTTTTGGATATATTTTACCTGCACTAGCAAGTGGTGCAATAATGCTTGGAAGTTTGCTTCTTTGTTCCGATTCATAATGTTTTCTGGCTTGCTCTGCAGCTGATGATGTGCTTATTCGATCTGTCATTTTACTCATTAGTTTCCTTTTTATAACTTTATTATAAATATATCAAACAGTAAAAAAGGTAGAGAATTATACTCTACCTAACTTACTATATTTTAAATTGTATTAGAAGTTTAAGAACGCCCAATCATATCTTATTGTTAAAGATATTTCTTGTACACCTTCATCACTCCAATCATAACTACCAAATTCAGCATCTGTAATGAATGCACCGTTTAATGTCCATTCTTCTACTTTTTCGCCTAATGGTGATAATTGATGAAGTTTTAAATTCTTTTTATAAAAGTCAGAATACCCATCTCTTCCTGTAGCAGATTCGTGATGAAGTCTCACCCATTCCATTACTGTTTGTGCACCACTTGGAACTATTGCGTCATATAACGTCATTGATATAGTGTTCCATACTGATTTACCTTTTACGTAACGTTTAACATTGATTAGATCTAATTCTACTTCATTGTTACTTAATTTTGGTTTATCTGATGCTTTAATTAAATATGCTGGAATTCCTGTGTCTGCCATAGAAAGTATAAACTGATGTTTCTTCTTGGGCTCCCATGAAAACGCTGTATCAAATAATTCGTTTTCTGTTGCTGCACCTAAATTGCCGTTTAATTGATCTTCTAATGCCATATTGGTCCTTGTTTATTTTAATATAAATATAACGGACAGTAAAAAAGGCAAGACCGAAATCCTACCTTTTTTTATCATAATGAATATTCTATTCCGGGAAACTTGCTCCGGTTGGTTGAATATTAAAGTCTAACACTATAAATTCTGCTGTTCTTGTTGGTTGTAAAAACAACTGACCGTATAAGATATTTTGATCTATTACGTCTGGTGTGTTATTGCTATCATCCATTACTGCTCGGAACTTGTATAATCCTTGCTTGGCTTTTACATCTGCTAAATATGGATTAACTATGCTTAGGAATCTATCTCTAGTTTGAGAAGTGTTTTGTTCAAATACTAAATATCTAGTAGATGATGCAATAAACTTCTTGACTGCGATAAGCAAACGGCGCACATTGACTCTGTCTAATGCACTCGGCCTAGCTTGTAGAGTCTTTTGCCCCCATATGCATATTCCGTCGTTAACGAAGTTTGCTATAGGATTAACACGTGCTTCATATAAGTCATTTCTATTTGCTTGCGATAGTCTTACATATGTGTCTGTTGCTGATACAACTCCTCTGTTCAAACCAGCTGGTGCATACCATGGTTGAGACACTGCATCATTAAATGCTAATACTCCAGGTAATACTACTGATGGTGGTACCCATAATGGAACATTCTTATTTGGGTTTAATATTCTTACCCACGGCCAATAAGTTGCTGTGTAATTGCTGTCTAGTGCAGTTACTTGACTTGTTACCGTTGCAATATTATCTGACACTGGATTTGAATCCATTACATAAAATGTGTCTTGACGATCTTGAACTAAATTGCGTGCTCCATTTGTTACTGCACTATGTAAGCTGTCAATAATACCTGGTGTAACTAATAGGTTCATGTCATAATAATCAGTGTTGCTTAACAATGCAAATGCTTTATTATAAGACTTTGTTCCTGTTGCTGTTGCTGTGCTACAATCAAAACCAAATGTGTTTGTCGATGCAATATTTACACCGTTATATTTTGGTAAATTTGGACGAGCTCCATCAAAGCCTCCTTGAAAACTAACCATGAATTTTCTGGTTGCTAATGCAATGTTAGTGGTAAATGTAGCAGCAGTTAATGCGTCTTGCAATGATCCACTATATGTTGCTGCTGCAGTTGGGAATGAAGAACCTGAATCTTGATTCATGTCACCAAGATAAAAGTCTGTGCTTAATCCAACGGTACTACCGCTAGTTGGGGTTGGTGCTAAATAATTTAAGTTAGCAACGTCAGTATAATCAAATCCAAAGTATACTCTACTATTATAAGAATTATTAACAGTCTGAGTAGTTTTATATGATACTGCTTCTAAGTTAAATGATGCAGACGCATTTGCTATAGGAGAAACTGGCGCTTTGGCTCCAAATGGAATCAATGTTTTATCATTAGTTGCATTTTTAACACCGTCTGTTACTTCTACTCTAACAAATCCTGATAAGTTTGGATAATCTCCATTAACTACAACATCACCAGCATCGCTAACTGTTTGATAACGATCACCAATCACTCTTGATATATATCTTGGAGAATTAGGATCTAAATTAACATTTAAAAATGTTTCAACGATATCCGGTGTTTGATCTGTGTCTTCTGATGCATATGGTGAATTTGGTATATTATTAGTATTCACTCTGCGAACTTCAACTGTAAATGTACCATATCCATTTGGATCAGATACTTCAGATGCTAATCTTATATCTCGTATACCAACTTTAACTTCTGCATTTACAGAGTTACCATGAGATAATGTGTGAAACTTGACAAGGTTTTTTGCAGTGCTTCCAATTTTTTGTGAAGTTATCCACGGAGTTGCTGCAGTTTTAAAATCTTGAAGATATTCATAATCTGACATTTTATGAAGTGACATCGTAATATCTCCAATGTTATCAAACAATGTGTTCAATGCATTTTCATTTTCATATTGAACATATACTGGATAATCTACTGACTTAGGAGACCTTCCAAATATTTTAGTTAGATAGTCATTGTTTCTGCTGTTAATAGATGAAGATATAAATGTGTCTTTCCCTACTAAGAATGATCCGTCAAATCCAATTGCTGTATCTGCAGCTGCTACATATGATCCAGATAATTTGATTTCAAATGATCCTGACACATCTGCATTGAATTGAGCTTCGTCAAAATAATTAGCATTCACAATACTACCAGCACCTAATACTGCTTGGGTTGGGTGTAAAATGTGTGTTACTACTTTAACCGATCCCGATTCAGCTTGTATTGCTAAAGCCCCATTTGGCATTTCATATCCATCTTCATATAAAAGACGAGTTACTGTTATCACGTTTCCGTTTCTTAAATAGTCATTCACTACATATGGAACATAAGAATCGTCAGTAAACGATCCAAATGTTTTTTCAAAATCACCATATGATGTAATTTGTGTAGGAATGAGAGCTGGACCTTTTACGGTTGGTCCTATTACCGCTGCACCTATTTGTGCTACTCCGCCAGCTAAAAACGATTGATCTACTTCATTCGTAAATACTCCGGGCGAGACAATTCTTTCTGCCATTATGATACTCCTATAATTATTTTCTTATAAATATGTACTACTTGTATCAAACATCAACTTCTGTGAAAGTTCCGTCTTGAATGTTGATTTCGCCTTCTCCATATCGTTCTCGTAAACTGACAATTAATTCAGATTCTTGTTGTTTTAACGTTTCAATTTGTTGCAATTTATCATGTTCTTCTGATTCAATTTGGTCGAGTCTCATTCGTAAAGCGTGTCGCTCTATTGCAATGTTTCCAAGTATATTTGCGTTGTCTGCATAA